GAGCCGTCTTGACCCATCCGGTGCCGCGCTCGACAACAAGCAGATGCAGGCGCCAGGAGCGGTCTTCCGGCGTGACGATGACCTCATCATCGACCGTGACCTTGGCGAAGATGTTGGCCCAATTGCCGGGGATGGAAACCTCTTCCATCGTCATGGTGTTCGGCACCACCATGCGCCGAAGCGTGCGGGTGAAATCAGCGCTGTTGAGTGCCGTATTGGCGGGGATCTTCATATGTGCCTCATTTGTTGGGAGCGGTTCGGGGGCCAGCACAAGGCCAGCCCCCACGACCGCGAGGGAGGCAACCCGCGACCGAAGCCGCGAATTGCGGATCAGGTGATCGCGGTCGGAGCGGCCACCGTGGCAGCGGCGCCGGAAACTGACGTGCATTGGTAGCGCTTGTACTTGGCGGTGCCGGTGTTGATGGCATCGACAAGATCGCCGACGCGCATGCCCTTCGTCACGCCATCCGAGAACCAGGAGCCACCAACGATGGTGGCGTCCGAGTCCGCAGCGGAGTTGAAGTACATGAACACGCGCGGCATGGCGCCACCCACCGGGTTGATCACCATCGCGAGGTTGTCAGGAACATAAGCCATTGGTTCGTCTCCTTACGTAGCAACGAACGCCGAGCCGTCGTGAGTGATCTTCACGATACCCGTGTTCTGGAGGATTTTTGCAGCGTGGAAGACGGTGGCGCGAGACCAGGACGTATCCTGCTTCTCGTCGTAACCGATGGCGATCTTCTCCTCGCCAACGTTCACCGCATAGCCGATGGAGTCGCGGTGGAACATGTAGCAGAGTTCCGAAGAAGTGCCGAGGCCGGTGACACGGCTGGACACTGCCCAGTTGATGCCCATCCAACGGAACATCTTGCGGGCCGGGCCGCCGAATACCTTGACATCCACGTAGTCGCCCGAAGCGAATTCGGTCGTCTGCATGAGGTAGCCCCGGAAGGCCGGCGAGATGATCGCGAACATGTTGTTCTCGTCTTCCACCGGAACGTCCGCGTTGCCCAGGATCGCCTGCGCGCCAGCGACCATCTGCAGCGATGCAGTCTGCGCCGTCGAAGGATAGTCCTGGGTGGCATTGGCAAGCTCGGCAAGCAGCGTGAGATCGATGTCACGGTTGATGACCGCCATCGACGCATTCTGCATGACGCGCTTCTGGTCGCCCTGGCTCGAGAAAATGTTGAACCCGGTCAGCTCGTACGGCGCGTGCTTTTCAACAAGCGTCGCAGTCTGCTGCGAGTTCGTGGGATTGCCGTACGGGATCTGCCCGTTGGTCCCACGGGTGACGGCGGTATCAGTGCCGGAACCGGAAACGAGGAACGTGGCCTGATTGCCACTGATCACCGATTCCTTGGTCGTCATGGCCTTGAGCAGGCTGACGCGCTGCTCGAAAGCCCCGATGAACTCTTTCCGGTACTGAATCATTGCGGCTTCGATAGCCATGATCCAATCCTTTCAAGGTTGAGGGGGTTTTGGAGCCGCTGTCGTGCAGGGTGGCCGAAGGCGTTCCCGGAGCCTCGAAAGGGGTGGCCGGGTTGCTTGTCGGAGCTTCACGTCATAGGCAGTTGGTTGCCGGGCTGGAGCCGTTGCCGGGGTAGCCAGTCGGGCAATAAAAAGGCCCGCCGAAGCGAGCTTGGTTCACTGACGAATTGTCAGGGAATTTCTACTTGCGGCGCTTGGCCTCCTTGTCCAAGATGGCCGCGTATTCGACATCCATCTTCTCGCTGTAATAGCGGTCGATGTCCGAGTTCATCACCTTCTCGATCTCCTCCTTGCGCGCGGAGTGCTTGCGCTCGCTATCGCTGGAGGTGAACGCGACATCGCCGAATTTCTCCCGGCCCTGGTCTGCGGCCCATGAGATAAATTCGGCGATGTCGCCAATGCGCTTGCCGTCGATGCGGGCCTCTGCCCATTTCGCTCCTACGCCAGGAATGCCCTCGATGAAGCGATGGGCAAGCGTCGTGTTGGCCTTGAACTCGCCGTGCGCCCAATCCTTGCGGAGCGCGTCTTCGGCCTCTTCCGATGCAATCTTGTCGTCGGTGATCTGCTTGGCATGAGCAGCTTCGACCATATCGACGTACCATTCCGATGCAATTTCCACGACATCGGGCCGGGCGCCCTTCTTGTGGGCAAACTCCGTGAAGCTGGAGAGGATCGGCTTGTCCTCATCCACCATCTTCTTCTGCACGGCTTCCGGCAGCTTGTAGCCGGTCGGATCGTCCGGAATGCCTTCGGCCTTGCGCCATTCGGCCATGGCCTTTTCGTCCTTGCCATCGGGCTTGGCCGGGCGCTTCAGGCCCGAGCTGATCGTGGCCTGCGCCTCACGAAGCGCGCGAGCAACGCCCTTGGGAGAGCCATAGCGAGAGATGGCCTTGGCAACGTCCTCGTCGCCGGATGCCATTTCCTCGCGCCAGTTGTCACCCCATGGGGACTTGGCTTCTGTCTTGCCAGCCTCGCCAGACGCCGTTTCGGTAGCGGCAGTCTTTCCCGCGTCCGTGGTCTTCGCTGCCTCTGTGGTAGCCGCCGTGGTCGATTGCGTGGTGGTTTCGGCCGTAGTCTCAGCCGCAGTCGTCTCGGCGGCCTTCTCGACCGCTGCTGCCTCAGTCATTCTGTGCCTCTTGCCTCTTGCCTCGAACTGGTTTCGCCGGTTTAGCCTCAACAGCCTTGAGGGTTTCCGCGCGAAGCATCTTGACGATCTGGGCACCGACGAACCGCCTGCCTTCGGCAAAGGCCGTGGCATGGCTGTCCTGCTTGCGGTAGCTCAGGTCGTAGTAATTGCTGGCCTGGTTGATGATCCAATCCATTGCCGTCTGCTGCTGGCCTTCATTGGCGTTGCCGGCGATGCAGGCGCGAATGGCCATGAGAATGGATTTGTCGTATGGGGCTGGCGCGTGGGCTTCCATCAGGCGATGTCGGCCAATGCCGTCTTGGCTAGCGATGCGAGCGGTTGGGGGAGTCTTTTCTCCCCGCACCGGCCGTTTGCCCAAGACTTGATGTCCTCATAAACTGCGTTTAGAGGCGGGCGTTTGAATGCAAGCCGGTGAGCCTTGTTGGCCATGAGCGCGGCAATGCGGTTGTTAGTAAAGTGTGCCGGAGCCTCTGCCGCTATCTCCGCAACGCTGGCCCCAGCCACGAACATCTCCAACATCAGAAGCGACCTGTCTGCCCCCTTTGGCAGGTTGGTCAATTTCTTGCGCTTCAACGCGCTTGCTATCGCCCGCTCCCGGTCGAACGGCTTCACAGCCTTCAGTGATCGACGTTCATTCCAGAGTACTGCCATTTGAGACTTGAGTACCGTAATCTTGGCGTCTATTTCTTCCAGCCTTCGGCGTCGTCGAGATGGACTTAGGCCATCCGCATCCAGCACAGGCTCAGCGCGGAAAATCCAGTCGCCGTCTTGAAACGCCTTGCTTAGAGTTGAAGTATCGATTTCGTCGCCACGAACGGCTGCCATCTTGGCCAGCATGGCTAAAGCTTCGTGCTCAATCTCGTTGGGCGCAAACCCGCCTGTAAATGTGCATGCGTAATCCATAGTTGCCTCCTATGGGGTTTCAGTTCTTGGCCTTCACCAGTTTGACGATGGCCAGCGATGTTTCACGTGACATGTCCGGCGTTGCGCAACCCGCCAGTAGCAGGAGAACGGCAAGCACCCTCACGCGGCCACCGCTGGCTGCTGGATCATTCCGGCCTGCTGGAGCGCCATCGAGGCATCGGCAACGCTCTTGCCAACCTCTGCCCCGCCCTGAAGCGCTGTGGCCGCCTGCGTGAGGCCGTCCACCGTGCTCTGCTGGTCTTCAGCGTCCTGCTGCGTCTGTTCGTCATTGAACCAGTCGGCAGGCGCCTGCGTGCCGCGCACGGCGTCCTTGGTGGCCTTCTTCCAATCGATGAGCGTTGCCACCGACTTGTCGATCTGTGCCCCGCCGGCAACGAGTTGGAGCGATTCCTGGAACGCCTGGACGTTCTGCCTGCCCTCCGCGGTGTTCAGCGGGCCTTCGAATGTGAATGTCACATCTCGGTCACCTAGTGCCTTGGGCATCTCATCGATGTTGAATGCGTTGTTCCTGATTGCCATCTGGAAGCCGATGTCCAGCAGCGGGAGATGGTATTCGCTCTCTATAGGGCCGGTGAACGGCAGGATGGCCCGGCGATATTCCTCAAGCCTGGCCTGCGTCTCGAATGCCGTCTTCTCCTGCGGCGGCAGCGTGATCTTGTTGAGCAGGAACGCTTCCGCAATGAGATTGCGCACGTCCTGCTTCATTTCCATGCCAAAGCTCAGGCCGCTCGATGGCTGTTCGGTGAAGATGGCGTCCTGAATCTTCTGGTCCGCCTCCAGATCCACATAGGTCATGCCGCCCGCATACCGGTTCACGGCGTCGCGGAAGATTTCTCCTCTCGCGAACATCGGGGCATCAACGGCCTTTTCGCCCTGCTCCAGAAGGATGCGAGCGAGGGATTGCAGCATCCGCCCATCGGGCAGCGCATTGATCGTGGCCGGGCTGAATGCCTGCGGGAAGCTGGACACAGTGCGCCATCTCGGAATGACGTAGTTGAAGACCGGCAGCGGGCCTTCGCTCAAGACAGCTTCATGCTCACAGTCGATATAGAGCGAGCAATACGGATTGTCCTTGTACTGGCGCCGCTTGGCCTTGTCGTCGCCATAGATTTCCTCGAATGGCAGGACGATATGGCGGACCTTGAATTCCTGCGCTGGGTTCTTTTTCGCGGCGTCCAGAATGTCCCGGTGCAGGTTCTTGGCCCAAGCCCTGCGCATCACCATGTTGCGCGCCGTCATGGGCATGTTGCGCTGGTTGTGGTCGATCTTGCCGACCGCATTCACCATCCAGGCGCAGTCCTTCGGATGCCAGGTCCGAAACAGGAAATGCGTACGATCCGGGCTTTCCTCTACTGAGAGAACCGGATTGCCGAACGCTACCCAATCGTGGTCCGCCTCATTGGTGGCGCGGACAAAATTCGCCCTGCGATCATACACCAGCCTGCGATAGTGATTGGTGGCATATTCCAGCCAGCGGGCATTGGCTGGGTCTTCGTCAACCTCGTCATAGCCGGTCTGGACCTTGAACCACTCGCCCTGCCTGAGCAAAGCGCCGATGGTGTTGCCAAGCGTTTCGCGAGCCTGGACCGGATAGGACTCCATCAGGTCGGTTACGAAGTCATCTCCAAGCGTGAGAGAGCGCGTGAAGTCCTGCCGCATCGGGTAGAAATTCTCGGCGATTTCCTGGCACAGCGAATCCCACTGCTCCTTGGAGGAGAACAGCTTGTCGCCGATCGTGACCAGTTCCTTCGCGCGAGTGTCCATAGATTAGCCGGCCTGACCCAAGAGCGAGTTCGCGTAGCTCGTGGTGCCGGCATCCGAGCCCGTAGCGCCCTGACGGCGCGAGAGCATCGTGGATGCCCTGCCCGTGCGCGCCGCTATCTGCTGGCGTTGGCGAAGGTCGGCAGCTCGCGCTTGTGCGTCATCGGGCACAGGCATTGGCGTGGGCGGTTCAGGCTTTGGCTTCTTGCCGAATAGAGCACTCATTCAGGCTCTCCGTCGCTTCATGTTGGAATGGCCGAGATTGACCCTTGGCTCTCGATTACTGCCCAGGCCCCGCTCAGGTTTCGTCATTGCCGGGAACAGCGATGCCAATCCCCAGATCATTGCGTCGGCCCGATCAGGCGAGCGAGAGCCCACATAGCCAGCCGTGGTCATTGCGCAGAGCTGATCTTCCATCTCGCCGAAATAGCCAACGAGAGAAACCTTCTGCTGCTCGAACAGGGCCGCGATAGGCTCGGCTCGTATGACCTTGCCCCGTGAAGCGGTGACCTCTCGGTATGGAACCATCGAGCCTTGACGCTTCGCAGCCGCCGAGCGGATGATTTCCGCCACCATGGCACCGCCGAAATTGCTTTCCGCCACCACGCAATCGGCTTCCCACCGATCGAATGCGGATACTGCGGCAGTGCCCCAATCTGCCGGCGACATGCGACCGGACAAGTCCTCCAGAATATAGCCCCGCCCGTCCTTGCCGAGCCCGCAAACGACAATGCCGACCTCATCGGAGCGCTTGTCTTCCTCCCCGGCAACACCGGAGGGATCGACCGCAACGACGATGCGCACCATTTCAGGGATCTTGCCGTCAACGATGCGCTGCTGGTCTAGAAGCTCCATCGTCCACAGTGCCGAGTCCGACATGTCGGCGAACTGCCCGAGCCAGAAGCGTCGCCGCATGGCTTCCGACATGCCTTGAAGCTCCTCCAGATACGAGGCCGGGAGGTTGGCTTCGTTGTCCTTCGGGTTCATGGTTATGGCAGCGTAGTTCGTCGGATTCGCCAGCGCCGTCCGGCGATCAGGGTCCTTCTTCTCTACGAAAAGCTTGTAGGTCCAATGCGCCATTCCAGGCGGGTTGCAATCGTAGTAGGCTTTGAGCCTGAGCGGAGTTTTCTGGGCAAGGCGGGTGATCGCCATGTTGCGAGAGGCGTACGGGATCTGCGAGCACTCGTTTAGGTACAGCGTCGCGTATTCCTGGCCCAGGATCTTCTCTGTGCGCTCCTTGTCATCCAGGCCGCCGAACCAGATTTCCGAGCCGTTGGGCAAGGAGTAATACCAATCCGTCTTGTCCAGCTTGCAATTGGCGTCTACGCCGGGGAAACAAAGCTCCATGACCTTCGGCAAGGTATCGAGGATGACTGATGCCTTGATATGGTTGAACCTGTAGCGGAGGATTGCGTGCCGGCTCTTGTGGGCCAGAGCCCGGATCAGAACTGCCCGCACGAACCCGAATGTCTTGCCCGAGCGCGAGCCACCGTAAGCCATGATGTGCGTGGCATCGGAGGCAATTAGAGCGAGCTGCGCCTCCTGCTTCCGCGTCAGGGTGAATGTCACAGGATCGCGGCGTCCTTGGATTCTATGGTGACGCTCACATGAACGCCAGTGCTTTGCTTCTCGTCATCGAGCAATTTATGGAGCTTGGCCTTCCCCATGATGGCGGAGACCGCTGCCGCCGCACCTTTGGGATCAGCCATCGCGTGACTGCGCGCCTTTTCGAGCTCGTCCGTGAGTGAGCCAACCGAGACAAGCGCTATTTCCCTCGCCCGGTCTCTCAGTTCCATAATCCTTGCGGACACCTTGGGGTCAGCTACGAGCCGGCTGGCCTCGCTCCAGATCGTCTCCGGCTTTGTCTCATCCGCAACATCGTACGAGCGGCGGTAGGCTTCGGAGGCGTTCCCGGTCTCAACGTATGCGAGACAGAACGCCTCCTGTTTCTGTGTCAGTTCGTCCTTGGACAAAGCTTGTTGCCTCCAAGCTCGGTAGTGTCTCAGTTTGAAATTTCAGAAATCTCAAATCGCATTTGAAGGCGCAAGCCCGACACCCTACGTCGATGAGTAGCGTTGCATCGAAACCGTGGATGGTCGCGGGAGGCTGTTCCGCGCCGCCGGTCCCCCATTGAAATTTAAGGGGATTTTCGATTTTCTCTCGCAAATCCGCGCCGACGGCCCTAGCACACGAGCCATGCCAGTCTGGCTAATTACGGCGGTCTTGGCACAAGACGTTGAAGATGACGCCGGCAATGGCCGCTGGCGTGTCCAAGACGTTGTGGTCGATGGAAGACCTTTGCGAGAAAATGGACGCCGTTGCGCCGAAGCCAGGAAAGCGCGGCTCCTACAAAAAGCGCGTGGCTGAAATTTCAAACTGAGACACTACCCCAAGCTCAGTCACTACGCGTTGGTGACAGTGCCGCCGCCGATGACACGGCCATTCGGCAGACGAACAGCGAGATAGCCGGCAGCGGTGCCGGTATCGAGATAGCTGCCAGCCCATGCGCCGGCCGTGCTGGTGATGCAGGCGAAGACCTTCTTGGCGACAATTGCCAGGAGCTTGCCCGTCGCGCCCTGCTGAACGCCAGTAGAGCCGCCGGCAGCAACGAAGTCGGTCATTGCCGAGCTCGAATACATGATGATCTCGAAATTCTCGGCGTAGTCGATGGCCTGGCCGTGGGCATCCTTCAACTGGATGGTGATGTCGCGAGTGTCGCCGGTCGTGGCGCCCTCTGCGCTGATCGAGATGGTCGCATCGA